CCCGTGGCATCTACTTCCATTCCTGGAGTGAAGGTGAAGTCGCCTCCATCCTTCGTTCCGCCGAACTTTCTCATTACGATGTGTTTCACGAAAGATCCCCCTTTCAGGGACTGATGAGAGAGACTACCTCAGCGAGCAGCCTCTCCCACAAAACGATCTAAGCGACTGCACTCAGGAACATATAACCTAGATCTGATCCGGTGATTTTGTTGTCCCAAGCGATTTGACCTTCAACGCGGTTGGCGGCGATGGTCTCAATCCGGTAGCGCTTGATGCCGATGTCAAGGCCCATGCCCTGACTGACGTCGCGCCACACGAATGTATATCCAGCCGACGGAGCTAGTGTCCCTGGAGAGGGATTCACATAGAACAGACCCGCATTCTTACCGAATGTGAACGAGTATGCCGCAGTGGCTCCTTCAACGTTGGTGGCCTTGACTGCAGACGCCACAAGCACGCGACTGACACCAAAGAGTCCAGCCATCATCTGTGTGGTAGGCGGAATGACAGCACCAGAACCCGTGTACTTCATCCGATCGATGAGATCAGGATGCTGTTTCAATTTACGAAAGACTTGATAGCCAAGGACGAGAGTGTTGGCTTCCTGTCCTGTGTTTTGCAGAATCGTCTCCTTCCCAAGTTCGATGTCATCAATGGGGTCGGAGTCAGTCTCGTCAGACCACTTGGTGAAGTCGGTTCCACCAGTCACATTGGTGTCCCAGATGCTGTCAGCAAAGGCGTCCGTCACCCACTGAATCTCCTGTTTGAGCAAGAGCTTCTGCGTAACGAAGCGTGTAGCATCCTCGAAGGGACGGATGGGATCGTCACTGTTTTCCAGAACCTGGTCCCCAACGTCCTTCCGCATTGCGTAGACGTCGCAGGAGTAGTTGTCGGTCGACAGGTTGTATCCACTACCAGCGGCCTCAGTGGCGTCTCCTCTGAGCTGCGCTTCATCCCTGAACCAATCATTCTTGGTGTAGGTGAAGTACTTGTCACTCTGTTTCTGAACGGGGATCACCGGAAACACCGTTGATGCGATGAATCTGGATTGATCCTGAATGTAGGCAACACTGATATTCGTCAGCGGCCTATCTACATGGACGGCCGATTGAGTCGGTTGAGGCAAAGTCCTTCTCCTTTAACAACTTACAGTGACAAGCACTTGCTCATCAACATGTGTGAATCGCTTTATGTTGATGCAAACTCCTCCAGCATCTTCAATGACACTGACTGAGCGCATAGACATCATCTCTCCATCTAAGGAAGCAGCATGTTGCTGATGCAATTGATTGCAGCAGTAATCTTGTCGCTGCTCACCGAAGCCTGTCCGTGGAGGCTTTTACCAAGCACATAGTCTGAATCCGAGGTTGCAGCATCCTCACCCTTGCCGGCAGTCCCAGTCGTAATGTCAGCGCCATCTGCGACGACTCCACCCATCACGAGTTTCGAGATACCGTAAACGAGGATGACAGCAGTCCCCCCACTGACGGGGCTATTCTGCAGTACGCCAAGACTATCTCCACCTTGACTTGTCTGAGCGGCACATCCACCTGCGGAGCCAGCCTTGACGAAGGTGTACTGCTTGGTAGCAAGAGTAGACTCAGCCTTCCTGGAGATGACGATGGCAGCATTCTGTTCAATAGCCATGAATTATCCCTCCTTAAGGCAGCACCATATTACTGATGCAGCTGATTGAAGCAGTGATGATGTTGGTAGTCACTCCAGAGGCTCCTTGGACGCTCTTGCCCATAACGAAGTCCCCAGTGAGTGCAGGCTCACCGAGGCCGGTAGAACCAGTAGTGATGATGGCGCCGTCTTCGACAGTTCCACCAAGCTTCAGCTTCGACACACCAGCAATCATTACGACAGCTAGCTTGCCAAGCGTAGGTTTGTTCTGCAGCACACCAAGACAGTCCTCACCTTGTGCATCGACGGCAGCGACTCCACCAGAAGCTCCAACGGTTACAAACTGATATTGCTTAGCAGAGAGGTCAGCTTCAGCAGCCCGTGAGATCTTGACGACATGATTTTGTTCCCAGCTCATGTTGATTCTCCTTATGGCACCAAGAAGTTGCTTGTGCAGTTGACCAGCGCAGTAATGATGTCCCCAGCTACTGCTGCTTGACCATGGATACTCTTGCCCAAGACATGTTCAGCAGACGCTGGAGAGTCGTCAGCCTCAGCTTCAGTGGCCGTAACGTCACTCACAGTGAGTCCTGCTCCATCAGCAATGGCAGCCATAGCCTTAAGCTTTGTAATGCCCAGCATGACAATTACAGCGTCCTTACCGCTCGTTGGCTTGTTTTGCAGCACGCCAAGAGCATTCTCACCCTGAGTATCACAAGTAACGACTCCACCCGAGGAGCCTGCCTTAACGAAGTGGTACTGGAGGGCAGAGAGATCAGCCTCAGCTGCACGTGTGATCTTGACAGGTTGTGCTTGTTCCCAACTCATGCTGACCTTCCTTACTGAGCCACAACGGCAACAGGATCTTGCTTGTTGTACTCATTGTAGAGTTCAGGGTTCTTCTCGAAGATCATCGTGACGGCGTGGGAAGGAGACTTGGCTTCACCCTTCTTGACCATCTCAGCTGCCTGAGCGTTGACTCGAGCCATGACGTCAGTTTCTTCAGGACCTCCACCACTGCCGATCTCCTCAGACGCCTTGGCGATAGCTTCATTGCCAGCGCTGAGGATGCGATTCAACAGATCAGCCTCACCATTCGATGCGGCTTTAGCGATCATCTGCAGCACTGGACCAAGTTCCTCAGCCTTCACAGGAAGTCGCGAAAAGTCAGTCGATGCCTTCTGCACAAAAGTAGCCAGTTCAGTGGCATCCTGCTCAGCCTTGATCGTCGCCTCGAGTTCAGCCTGCTTCTTGATCGACTCGTCATTTGCCTTCCACAGCTTCTCTAGCTCAGCCTTCACTTCAGGAGAAGCACTCTCCAGGACTTCAGCTTTCTTCACAGCCTCAGTCTTAGGCGCTACCTCAACCTCCTTGATGACTTCCTTGACGATCTCGACAGGCTCAGGAGCAGCCCACCCAGCCAGCACTGGGACTTGCTGTCCCACTGCCTCGGCGATATCATCTTTGAATGCCTTCAGGATCATCAGAGCAGCCTTGATCGCAGCCATGCCACGCCCGGAGACCTTGGCCTCCTTGAGAGTGACATCAACTTCATCGGCTCCCTCCAACTCACCATCGAGCGCCTTCAGGATATCCTTGTCCATCATTTCCTCCTTGGAAACTGCACCAGAAGGCACAGCATCTTCACCAGGTTTAACTTTTTTCTTTTTCTTCTTACTTTGATCAGAAGTGGCGTCCACATGAACATCAGCAGCAGCTGGACTGTCCTTCTCAACCACTTGATCAGCCTCATCAGCAGCCTTGTAGAGGAGAAACTTCCTCTTATTAGCTGCCTTGGGCACGAAAGAGACCTCGACGACATCGAGATCTTCTAGCTTATATTTTGCTTTTTTCTCTGGCTCCATGGTGGATGTCCTCCAACACGAAGCCAACTAGGTGGGACTGGTGAGACATTATCTCAACCAATGTAACCGTCTCTAGCGAGGTGTCAATCGACTTTGCGCTTACTTTCGCACGTAGTCGCTAAGGTTTCCTCCTTTACCCATTCTTCAAGTGCCTTCAGGATCCCTTTCAGTTGCCTGATGACCTTACCCCACAGTTTTACAGTACTAGGTGTCATCTGTCAAGCTGCCGAGAAATTAATGTGAGATAATGTCATACAATGTCCTACTAAGTTAAGACGGTCCACGATGGGGGACTCATCTCGTCACCTACATAAATGTCCCACTCACTCTGAGGACTGTACTGAGCTGGCCAATAATACGGCTGCCACTGAGTTGGAGAGCACTTTGGATCAATCATCTCAACATGGAGGGGCCCACTATTGATCTCCTCACGTAACTCACGAAGCTCTCGCTCTACTGACTCAAGGCGCTTGAGGATCTTCATGTTGTCTTTCATGATCCTTCCTCCTCAGGCTCCAGCTCCACACGACGTGTGTATGCACCGATCGAGAAGCCGGTGAAGTCGCCACCTTTGATCGCTTCCCACAACTCGTCGTCAAGGACCTTCGACGCCATCACCCAAGATCCTGCCTTGATGTTCTGTCCACCGAGGTCAAAGGAGGTGGGGGCGATGTAGGACTCAACTGGCATAGCTTTCGCGACGTCTACATGGCCTTTACCCATCACGCGAGAGCGCTCCATGAATCGGTGAGCGGCCTTCTCAATCTCGTCAGCTGACGTAATATCGCCTTGAGTATCGACTTCATCCGGCTCCATGACTATGACATAGACCAAGTGCCGATCATCATCAATCGCGGCAAACTTGATGCCATGAGACTTCCTGATCGCCGAGCCCTCCTCGACAGACCAACCTGAGAGCAATCCACCATCAAAGTTAATTCTCGTCGACTTACCATAGAGCAAAGTTTCACTCTCATAAGAGCTGCCATCACTGTGATACGACACATACTTCTCGCGTCCACCCGGCTCACCAAGGGCATCAATCACAACCTCAGGCGACATGCCCATGGACAGCGCCTCATTGAGATCATCGATGGACAGTGCTGCCTGCTTGACTTTGATGCCATCCCTCATGATAGTTGGCTTCATACGCTCGCGCTCAATCTTGTCGGTCATACCCTCGCTCCTCATGGAATATCGCCTGTCATGGCAGGCGTCACACCAGCATCAGCTTGATCTTCCTCGCCCTCACCACCCTCACCCTCACGCTGCTCATCCACCTCATCTTCAGCCTCAGGACTGTCGGGCGTCGTCGGCTCACCAGGCTGGAGGGGTGGAAAGTTGGCCACAGCGCGCAGGTGGTTCTCGAGAGGACGATCGAGTAGCACCTGTCCTCCCTTGATTGAGCTAACATAGGCGCCAAGCTCCTTCAAATTAGGAGTCTCGATAGGTCCAAACTTCATCTTAGGTGACAACACTGGATCGAAGCCATTCATCGCCACGAGGTCAGGGATGGCTTTCTTATTCCACACATCCGAGATCTCACGATCATAGCCCTCAAGTGCTGCTGAATAGAGCTTCATCTTGGCTGCAATGAGAGCGAAGGATCCAACGCGCTCATGTCCGATGAGGATCATGTCGGCGAGCATGACACCTGCGATCCTTTGATCATAGCGCGAGATGACGTCGCCAATGTTGAAGTTCCTTGATCCTTCAGATGCAGCGAGGGTGAATGTCCAACCAAACGGTAGGACCAGCCCCATGTGCTTGTCGACTCTGACGTTCCTCACTATGTTCTCAGCCATCACACGCGCAGCCTGGGCATCCTCGTCCTTGGTATTCCACAAGTCCAAGTTCTCAGGTGGAACCAGGATAGGCAATCCAGTGAGGTCGCGCTCGATGCCTATCCCTTCCAGTTCTTCAAAGCGCTTCTTCAAAATCCACGGGCGAAACGCGTTCCTCAGGACAGAATAGCCTTCCGGGTTCCACTTAGCAGATTTGGTCCTAAAATGCAACGATCTCGACTTAGGCACCAGCACTTCATCGTGATCAGGTGCTGATCTATGCCTGATGCCGAGTACGCGATTCTTGTCGTCCAGCTCCCACCTGACGAGGCCTGCCTGAGAGTGTGGCATGACGTCGGCCCAACCGATGAGTGAATCGTTGTGCTCGGAAGTCTTGAGAGGATTCCTTGAGTAGCCCATCCTTTTCTTATAAGTGATTTGCTGCCAGCTCCAGCCGTAAGGGAAGAAGGACATCGTCTCTGACTGAATGTTGCGCCAAGATGATGCCATATCGAACAGCGAAGTCTCGACGAGATCTCTGATCTTGAGAGCTAAATTAGATTCATCAGCTGCTTTGAACGTGATGCTCGTATTATGGATCAGTTGCTCCGTGGCTGTGAGCATTGCGCCGACCGTGGCGTCGTTATAGCTCATCTCCTTGTAAGTATCGTAGGCGCGCTGTCCAATGAGTGGTGTGAGGAACTCCTCATAGATGTAGCCTGAATACTGAGCCAGCCCAGTCCTGCCTGTGACACGAGATGGTCTAAGTCCAAGGATGCTGAAGTCTGACTGAGGAAGTGCTGCGGGCGCGTCGACTTTCACTGCTCGCGGGCGAGATCGGGAGACAGAGCGTGCTATCTTAGGTGATCCAGTCGATCTAGCTACCTTGGATCTTTTCTTCCCTGCCACACACTCCTCCTACCATGAGTTATACCTGATGTCATGAAGAGAGGCAAGCGAAGGGTGTGAGATGATGTGAGATGATGGACTGTAGGGACTACAGTTAGATCGCACTTACCACGATCAGCGCAGTTCTCCCCAACCGAGGTGACTACTGCCGCCTGAGCCACTTGAGCCACCTGTCCAGCTGGAAGTAGATCCCACACCGATGGGAGTAGCATAGAGACTGGCCGAGAGCTTAATCATTCTCTGGAGAGCTTGTGACGCGGAATCGACGCGATCCATATACTTTCCAACAGGCGCAGCGGTGAGTTCCTCAATCCATGGTGGAATCCACTTGATGCGACGAGGTACTCTGCCTTCAACGATCTCTCGAGGAATCCTGACGTTGCCTGCCTCGAAGACCCAACTGACTGCATCGAGCCTGTCTAGCTTGCCATCGTCATTCACCGGGACTGGAATGATGCCTGGAATCTTTCCCTGCAACTGTGAAATAACATCTGACCCCGATGACTTGTCCTCGATGAGCTTCTCCTGACACATCGGCCACAACGTAGTGAGGCGCTTGATCGCCCTGATGATGTCGACGAACTCCATCCTATCGCGGATCTCATCGATGAGATAAAAGTTCGCATCAACCTTAGCCCACACTTGCCCAACAGTGAATGACGTGCGGGAGCCTTTCTTCTGTGCGGTGTCCCACGACTGAATCACTTTGGATGCTTTCTGCGCTATGATTGATGGCGACTCATTATAGTAATTATCTGTGAGCCACACAGTCTTGATGATCCCGCCACCCTCAGGCACAGGGTTTTGCTGATACAACGCAGAATACCCAGGCTTCTTACGTTCCTCAGCGAGATGGTCCTCATTGAAGAGTTGAGGGAAAAGTAAATCACCTTCGACGTCGCGAGGATCCTCCCAAAACAGTGTGCTGTCGATGTATGTTTGACACCGCTTCTCAGGAACGTACTCAGCTGGAAGGTTGAGATGAGTCCAGCCCCCTTGATCAAGGACATGTCCAGCTAGGTCGTCCATGTGGATGCGTTGCTGGATGATGAGCTTCCTGAGCGTTGATCCATCCTTCGCCCTCGAGCAGAAAGCATCGTCCCAGATCTTGTTGACAGCATTCCTCTTCGCCTCAGACTTCTGTCCGTCTTTAATGGAGAGAGCATCATCACCCACAAGGACGTCGCCACGCTCTCCCATGGCTGCTGTTGCTTCAACTGAAGTAGCGATGCGGTATCCCTGCTGATCGTTGGTTATTTTGAGTGACGATTGGCGCGTGAGAG